CTTGATCTTCCACTCGGCAGCCTCTTGAGCCTGCTCTGCCGGGCTACCCTCGCCGTCTTCGAGATCGTTACCGGGTCCGCCGGGTCCGTCACCGTCACCGTCACCGTCGCCACCATCTGGTAACAGGTTGTAGATACCGTCGCTGGTCCCGCCGCCGTTGTTGTAGATGGTCTGGTCGAGGCAGCCACCCTCGATGAACTTGCCGATACCCTCGTCGGTCAGCAGCTGGTTGATGACGTAGTCGGCGGCCTTGTTCCACTTCTTGGGGTCGCGGCCATTGCGCCGGTAGTTGTGCTCCAGCATGGGGTGCATACACTCGTGGGCCACGAGGAACTTGAGCTCCTCGTCGGTCAGGTCCCCGATGAACTCGGGGTTATACAGCACCCGCTTGCCGTTGGTCGCGGCGGTCGGTACTTCGTCGCTCAGCCCCATGGGCATGTTAAGCGCCACGCTGCCGATGAACGGGTGTTCCAAGATCAGGCTGGTCTTGGCTTTGCTCAGTCGCTTCATCAGGTCCATTGTCATACTCCCTTGGCTTCGATGTGGACACCACGCTGGCCGTAGTGGGCGGCGATGTACTCGGCACCCTCTCGTGTCTCGATCCAGTCAGCGCAGTCAGAACACAGGCCGTAGCCTGTGTCTTGGTTGTGAAACTGCATCAGTGGGGCAGTCCTTGCCCCGCAACATGCACACAGCTTGCTCCTTGGTTTACCAACCATTGTCACTTCTCCTTCTTGCGCTTCACTTTGGTGACGGCTTCTTCCCAGCCCAGATCACCAAGCAACCCGTTGTTAAGACGGGCTTTCTCGTAGTCGGCAATGTCAGCCGCCTCGTCGATGGTAGCTGCCTCAACCGTGCGGTAGAGGGCCAGTTCGATCTCGTACTTAGGCATCACTTCAGTCCTCCCATGAAGGCCGCCATCTTGGCAGCGATGTCGTTCGCTTCGGTCGCCACGGTCTGACGCACCTTGACGTCAGCACGCAGCGTGTCGGGGTTGTATCCAGCCAGCTTGGCCTCGACCTCTTGGCGCATGGCCTCAAGGTTCGGATCATCCATGACGTTGAGCCGCGGCAGCATCTCGCAGAGATCCACCAAGTGGTTGACCGTTGAGTCACGGAAGATCGCCTTGGGATCGTCGAGCTTCTCCGCAAGGTGCTTGACCTTGTCGTAGAGCCGTTGCCACACATCCATCATGGCGCCCTTGGCGGCCTGCTTGACTCGGGCCTCCACCTCGTCGTGGATACGAGCCAGTTCCTCGTCGGCGATGTTCACCCTGAAGTCGGTGTTCGGGACGGGCATGACCTGCATGTCCATCTTGAACTTGTCGCCGATCTCGTGGGCCTCGGGGTAGTCGGCCGGCTTGTACGCCTTGCCGAGGAACCGCTGCGCATCCACCACCAGCTGGGGGTAGGCCGGCACGAACCGGTTGACCAGCTGCTCATACTCGGCCCGCTCCTTGCGGAAGTCGGTCATGAAGGCGAGGTAGTTGGCCGTGGGCAGGATCTGGATGCCCTTCACACCCCACGGCAGGGTGTTGTCGTAGAACTTGGTGCGGATCAGGCTGGCCTTCTTCTTGATGTCGTCCAGCAGGTCACACATGGGCAGCAGGCTCTTGTGCGTCCGCACCGAGTTGCTGATGGCGCCCTTGATGGCGCTGGTCTCGGCGCTGATCTCCTTGTCCAGCTTGTTCGCCGACCATGTGGAGATGTTGAGTTGCACGAGGATCGCTCGATCAGAGAGTTGCATGGGGTTGGTCCTTTCAATGGGGGTAAACATCAAGCAGGCGGCACATCGCTCGATATGCCGCCCACTGTTCAGGCCACTCGGCCGCGTAGATTTCGTCCCGGTGAGAGTAGCTGTATCTACCGGGTACCTTGCTCGTATACTCAACGACGGCGACACCGTTCTCCAGCAGGTAGATGAAGAACGACTTGGGTGCTCGCTTCAAGGTCATATGCTCCCAATCACTCGGAGGTACGCTTGGTAGGCAAGCACCTCACGCGGGTACTTGCTGGCGACGAACTGCTCCCACGACGTGGGGACAGTAGTGTAGACCTTGTGGTCGGCAGAGCCGGGCTTGACCCGGCTCCACTCGTCGCTCAGTTGCCTCACCTCGTTGTCGGTGATCTGCCCACTGGCACGAAGCCAGTAGACAAACGAGGGACGCTTGGGCTTAGAAGAGGACATCTTGGTGCTTCACCGCCCATGACGTGAAGGCCTGTGTGTTGGCCAGACCCGGCGTCTTGCGGACAGCGTAGCTAATGCTGAGCACCGAGAACTCGGCAGGCATACGGCCGGTGTAGGTGACCACCCGCTCCATGTTACCCTCGGTGGCCCGTTCGGCAATGGCACCGGACAGGGCGTAGAGAGTAGCCGGATCGGTCGGGACATCGGCCGTGTCGGGGTTCATGAGGATAGCATCGGGGTTGGGTAGCTTCCGATAGATCCGCATGAAGCCAACGAACTCGGCCGCCGCACCCTCACCGATGGCACCCTTGAAGCACTCATACTCAGCCTCGGCAGGCACCTTGCCGAGGATAGCGCTGACACCTTCGACCCAGCTGCGAGGCGTCGGGTTGACGTCACGCTGAGGGTCGAAGTCATGCAGCAGGTTGGGCCGGAACCGAATGAACGCCACGACCATGGGGTTGACCCCGTGGTCGATCATCCAGCTGGTGCTGTCGTCGAGATGCGTCTCGAACTCCAGCACGGTCTCACGATTGCGGAGGTGGGACAGCACCCGGTTGGCACCAGCCCTGTCGGACTGGCGGTTACCCGTCGAGACCACCGTCCAGCCATCTGCCAACGGCTTGCCATGCAGGGTCCGAGCCTGCTGGATGTTGGCCAGCACCTTCTGGAGATCGGCGTTGGCCTGATTGCGGTCGTCGAACAGCAGCACGCCACCGTTCTCGGTACCGGGCTTGCCCTTCAGTGGGAACCAGTCGGGTAGCTTGTACTCGAACCCGTTGTCGGTGGGGTAGGGGATGCCGAAGTCCTCCACCAGCATGGTCGGCATGTGCCGCTCGACGATGGGCAGCCCGAGGCTTTCAGCTACCTCGTGGACGATGGTGGTCTTACCACCACCGGGAGCACCCTCGATGGCGACCGAACGGCCAGCCGTGATCAGGGCTTGCAGAGTAGACTTGAGAAGAGAAGCACGCATTTCATTCCTCCATTGCGGCTTGGGTTTTCGTGTAGACAGTCGCCCCTCTGAGGCGACCGGCAGCAGCTTCGGACAGGCCGACGAGGGGCCAGTTGGGCGTTACAACGAACGGAACAGTGCGCCCGGCACTATGAACACACAGGTACGTCCCATTTTCCTGTCTCTCGATGACCTCGAAGAAGTAGTCCCCCTCCTTTTTGTGTATGAACCTCCTTTCACTCATCGTTGTTCACCGTGTAGATAGTCGCCCCTCTGAGGCGACCGGCAGTGGCTTCGGTTAGGCCAACGAGGGGCCAGTCACGAGACACAACGAGCGGGGCAGTTGTGTTTTTATAGGCGCACAGATACTCCCCATCCTCCTGTCTCCCGATAACCTCGAAGAACTTATCTTCGAGCTTGAAGTGGACGAACCTCCTTTCAGCCATAGCGGCGATGATCGGGGCCGAGCACGACGCAAGCGCCGTCGTGCCGATCCCTCACCCTCTTGGCTTCCTGTTTGTCGTCATAGTAGACGGGCCGGCCGGCGGTGTCGGTCAGCAGTTGGCCAGAGGCGAGGCGTACAGCGAAGAGCTTCACAGGTGCTTCTCCCACGCCGAGGACACCTCGAACCAGAACACCAGCGAGTGCCGCGGTGCGCAGAGCACCGGGACGGGAGCGTCCAATACCGTCTCCTTGGTGGGGCCGGTCACCAGCTGGGCCAGCCCTTCCGACGTACCCCAGTTGCGGATGCAACGGGACTTGCCGAAAGTCATCGTATCCTCGTCCCGAGTGACCTCGGACACGGCAAACACGAAACCGTTGGTCAGAACTGCGATAGCAGCCATCTACGTTCTCCTTGTATGGTTTGTCTCATCAGTGCGGCGGGAACCACCCGTCCGCAGACACCCCTCGTAAGGGGTGTTTCGACTGTTATCCTCCTAGCCGTCGCCGTAGCCGGAGCCGTCGCCGTAGCCGTCGCCGTAGCCGTAGCCGGAGCCGGAGCCGTAGCCGGAGCCGTCGCCGTAGCCGGAGCCGTCGCCGTAGCCGGAGCCGA